TAGCGGGTTTCGACCGCGCCGCGCCTCGCTGTTGATGTACGATGTAGCAGCCCGGCCGACAGCATCCTGGCTGATCGTGACTGTGACGTTCTGCCCGCGCTCAATCGCCCGGAGGATCTGCGCGAGGAGATCATTCGTGCGGCCCGTGTCGAGCATCGACTCGAGATCCGACAGCGGCGCGATGACCTCCGGATTGCTCCGCGCCCCCGGATACTCGCCGACCATTGCGAGTGTCGGGCCGCTCACGACAGCGCCAGACGCAAATGCTGGCACCGCAATGCCGACCTTCTTGAGCGCTTCGGCCAGGCTTTTTACAGCTGCTTGCCCGCCTTTCACAACGCCTCCACCGAGCAGCGAAAGCGCCAATTGGCTCTCAAGAGTGGTCGGTATAGTCTGGACATTCTCCACGAATCGCCCCCATGTTTCCTCAACATTCTGCCGGCTGAATGTCCGTGAGAAGTAATCCTGGACTGGTTCAGGTATCGTAACCTCCGGCAGTTTGATTTCCGGAAACTTGATCGGTTGCCCCAGCGCTGACTTGAGATTGTTGAGTGCAGACAGGGCACCGTTGATGGCCGACGCGATATTCGCTGCCGTGGACGCTGCTGCCGACACCATCGCCTGCATTGCCTTCTGCCATGCACTCTGCGTATCCGTGACGGCCGGGATCGTGAGCCGCACCGCCTGACGGATCAACCACCATTCGGACTCCATGACCGGACGGGTTACCTTTAGATTGGAGAGCATTTCGGAGAGTTTCTGGCGCCATGCCGCCGCAACATCGGAGACGGTCTGGACGGTGAGCCGGGCCGCGTACCGGGTGAGATACCAGTCAGACTCAAACTGCGGTCGTGCGGTTTTGAGACTGGACAGCATCTCGTTCAGGCGCTGTTTCCATGCGGCCGCAACATCGGTAACGGTATCTACGGTCAGGCGCGCCGCATACCGGATCTGATACCATTCGGACTGTACAGGCGGACGAGCTGCCGCAACATCCGCCTGCATCCCCGCCAGAGCGTTTTGCCACGCCGCACGCGTGGCCGCAGCGTCCGCCTCATGGGTGGCGCGGATGTCGGCAGACATAACGGCATATGCGCCCTGAATCGCCGGCGCATAGGTGACCACCTGGGATTGCATGTCGGCGAGCTGTTGTTGCCACTTTTCGCGCACCTCAGCCGTCAGCGATTCAACCGTCGCCGTGACCGCCGTGGCTACCGCGCCTATGCCGGCGTCCGGAGGTGTCGGCAGATCAAACTGCAACTGCAGTCTCGGCAGAGTCGGGAGCGGCGGTAGCTCCCATCCTTCCCCCGGACCGCCGCCCGGTGGCGTTGGCGTTCCACCCGTGCCGCCGCCGGTTCCACCTGTGCCGCCGCCGGTTCCGTCTCCGCCGATCAGGTTGAGACGATCAAAGGCGGCGAGCTCTTTCCGCGCAGCTCTCGCGCTGTCAGCCACATCGTCGTAAGAGTCGCCAACGCGATCCAGACCTTTCGAATAGTCGATGGCTCCACGCGTACGCTCGTCGTAGTCCCACCCGCGCAGCCAGTACACAAACCGGGCGAGCTCTTCGGTCACATAAGCGATTGACTCGGCAAGCCTCGTGAGCGCCGGAAGAACGGCGTCCCAAATCGGAAGAAAGGCCTGGGACAAGTTCAGCTTGATATCCTTGAGCTGCTCCATGAGCCGCTCTTGCTTGGTCATGACGTTGTTCTGCAGCTTGTCGCCGTATCGTGCGTACGCCTGCTCAAGGATTGCCGCCAGCCGGATCTGTTGCTGCTGTTGAAACGTCAGCTGGTCCCAGCTCTTGTCACCTGCGAATCGGCGGAAGGCGTTCGTGGATTCGATCATGGAGACATTGACAAAAATTCCCAGGTCTTCAATAGCCTCGGTATTACCCAAGAGACCAGACCGCATACGCTCCATGACGTCTTCGATGCTCCGCCCAGTCGCCGACGCAACGACACGAGTCGTCTGCAGGAGCTGCCGCGTCGATGCATCCAGCTCGTCGTTGTCCCGGATAAACGACGAGAGCAACGTACTGTACGTTGCCCCCATCTGCACGGCTGATTGCCGGGCCAGTCCCAGCGACCGTGCCCAGTCGACAAATCCGCGCGTATTCGCACCGAGTTGCATCTGCAACCGACCGAGATCGGCTTCATACTGGACGGCCGCCTGGGACGCCCGGTAGATCCCCACCGTGGCGGCCGCAAGCGCCGCAGTCAGCACGCCGGCCGCAAGGCCTGCCGGGCCCAGCGCGGCAGACGCTCCACCAGCCGCAGCGCCCAGTCCCCTGAGACTTGCGGCCGCGCCAGACGCCGCCGGCCGGAGCGATCCGAGTGCTGCGACAACACCACCAATTCCGCGGGCGCCGCGAAGCTGCGAAAGTGAGGCGGAGATCGATCGGCGGACATCGGTAAATTCCGCGCTGATGCGTCCGAGTCCGGATCTGCCCGTAACAGACCGAACGGTGCGATCTGTGTCACGGCCGAACTTGGTCAGCTCGCGGGTCGCACCTTGCAGCCCCTTGCGGGCAGCGCTGAAATCCGCACCGACCCGGATCATCAGATTGCGAACGACGGCCATCTACCGTTCTCCTCCCTTCCGCGCTCTGTGGAATTGCATCATCACGGCCAGCATTTCCTCTGGCGTCTGCTGGTGCTGCGGTCCCTTCGGCTGCGTTTTACGTAGCACGTCGGCCAACTTCGGCATCCGTTTCGACCGTTGCCACGCGGCCGTCAAATAGGCTTGCATGACCATCAACTCGTGCTCGATCCGCATGCGGTCCTGGTATTCTTCGACGGCGAGCATGAGCTCATATGGCGTCATGTACTCGTAGTCGCGGATGCTCAGACCGCAGCGCAAGGCGACTTTCAGCGCTTCGTCGAAGTCGTATTCTCGGCGGTCTCTTGCGCCGGTTGCTCCGGCTCCCCCGCGTTTCCCGCGTCTTTGCCAGCAAAACCAATCACAAACGCTTTTGCAACAGCCGCTACGATGTCGATATAGGCCGGTACCCGATCAAGTAGGTCTTCCACCTTCTCGGGTGTGAGCGTCTCGTCTTCATGGCGCAATCCGACATACACCATCTTCTCAATGAGCTCGGGGTCAAGATCCCCATCATTCAACTTTCGCTCAATGTCCAGCAGCGTCATGCCGGTTAGCGATTTGATCATTTTGAACGCCTTATGCCCGAACCGCAGTTCCCGCGGCCGGTCGAGATTCATGGTCACGGTCTCGCTCATGATTGACTCTCCTTTCGATATGTAGATTCAGCCCGGAGCCATCTAGCTCCGGGCTGGCTAATCACGCCGTTTTGACCGCGACGATCTCATACATGACCGTCGCCTTTCCGGCCTCACGCGCGAGGATCGTGAGCTTTTTGCCCACGTCCTTTGTGAGCGTGATCGCACTCGATGCAACACCGCTCTCAAGCTCCTCATGTTTCGCGCCGTCGACATATAGCGACAGATGATGGTTTGCGGCCGTCGCCGTGACCGTGATGCTGGTCGCGGTCACGCCGTCAAACGTGTAGTAGTAAACGCCGTTCGAAAAACTCGGCGACAGCGAGCCGCCCGTACCGGTGACAACGAGCGCCGACAAACCAGCGCTGGGCGACATGGCCGGCGCGGAGTAGCCGGTTACGCGCAGGGTCGCCTCGAAGCCGATCGCCGACTCCGTCTCGGATGTGACCTGGAACGCGGAGACGTAGGCGTCAAACGCCCACGACACGCCGAGCTCAGGCGGATAGAGGATCTCGAATTCTTCGATCGTTTTGTTCATAAACGCGGTCATCAAGGCGGCTTGCCCTGGATTGCCAGGCACGAAAAACCCGGAGATGCTCACCTCTCCGGGGTCCGAGAATCCGGCAATAAATTCGCGGAATCCGCCTTGACTGTCCAGCGTCGTGACGTCGATCTCCTCAGTCGTCATGGACGGCGACGAGATCGACGACAGATCGCTGATGCCATTCAGCCCGATTCGGAGCTGCGTCCCGATCGACCGCGTGGCTGCTTTCGTCACTTCTCCATCACTCCTCTACAAAATAGACTGTAAATTCGATGAGGCTTCGGTATAAGTCCGGTTGCGGCTCGTACGTCTCGAACGGCATTCGGTATGTGAGTTCCCCGATGCGCGGGCCGTCCGAACCGATCCGCCGGCCTTCCATACCAATAAGCAAGGCAATCACCTGCTTGGCGATCGCCTTGAGATCGCTGTAACGCTCGGTAATGATATTCAGTTCGCCGCGGACTTCCTTTGATTTGAGGTAGCCGCCGAGTGTCTTGTCCCGCAAACCCTCGCTGGACGCGTAGATCAGGTACGGCACACCGTTGTGCTTTTTCGCTTCCTGCGCGAAGAGCGGGTAGACGCGGCCGCCCAACGCCGGGATTGCATTCGTGAGTTCCTCCTGTAGTGCCTGTTCAAAATCCATCATGTGGCGCTCGCCTCGACAATGGCGTTCAACCGGTCAGAGATGCGGCCGCGCACCTCGACCGGAATATCCTCGCATTCGACCGTGTCACGGAGCAGATCGATGAGGCTTTGAAACAAATCCAAATCGACCAATCGGACCGTGACCGTCAGCCCATCCGGCTTGTATTCCGCCATTCTCACCGCCTCCTCGTCTGGGATTTCCGGAGCGCTTTATCTACTTCGCGACCGGCGACCTCGAGGATTTTTTTCTCGATCTGCTCGGCGTTGTCATCAACAGCCCGGCGCAAGAATCCATAACCGGGGATGTACTGGCCATCGACTGTGAGATACCCATATTCCTGGGACGCCGGGTAATAGTAGCGCTTGCCGTCTTTCGTTGTCTTTACAAAGATGTCGTTCTTGGCTGGGTCCATCATCACGTCGTAGACCTTTTTCCCGCGTACCCGGTTCTTTTCGCCTTTAAGGATGATACCATCTCGCAGTTCGCCGGTGTCGACTGGCGCCAGCGCCTTCGCCGCCTTTAAAGCGATTCGACCGCCGGCCTGCGCTGCTCTGGTGGCTGCCGATTGTGGGACTTTGCCGAGACGCTCGAAATCACGCATCAGGTCGTCGAAACCGATGAGTGTGTCTTTGCGGGCCATTATTGGCGCTCCTTACACATGAGCTGGAGCTCCTGCCGCGCGAAATCCGGATGGATGATGTGCAGGATCTCGAACTCCGTTGACCCATGCACCACCCGCATCGTGCGATCCACGTCGTCGCGGTAGCGGATCCGGATGCGCGTTGTCACCTCGGCGTGCTCGCTCATGGCCGCGAAATACTCCCGCCCCCGCAACGGCTCGATGGCGGCCCAAACCGTGGCAACATCAACCCATATATCAATGGGCTGGCCGTATTCATCCGGCGCCTTTTCCAAACGCTGAATCGTCACG